AAACATCACAAATTCAATGTGAATCTTGTGGTGGTTCAACATTTAAACAAACACTTTTGTTAAGAAAGATGTCAGCTTTAGTTGCACCAAGTGGACAAGAAACAATTATTCCAATGCAAGTATTTGCTTGTGAAAAATGTGGACATGTAAATAAAGAGTTTACAGATGTAAGTGGACTTCAATAAATGCCTTTCTATACATTTAAATGTAGAACTTGTAATTTAGAACAAGAAGAAATGAGAAGTATGAACGATGTAAAAGAACCACTTTGTTCAGTTTGTTGTTTTAATCCAGAAGCTCAAGGTAAATATGAAAAGATGAAAAAAATATTTAAACCTAATGCTAAACCAGCTTCTAAAGATGGTTCGTGGGGATTTAGTAAATGACAATCTTTGATTGGGTGAACCAAATATTAGTTCACAAGAAACATTGGAATGATTTCACGGAAGATGAACAAAAGAAATTCAGCCCATTTATAATCAATCGTTGGTTATCAATGGAATCTGAATTTATTGAGATTGTTAATTACTTTCAGAAATATGCTATTGGAACTCTTGAACCACGAGAAGTTTATAAATGGTATTGTGAAATTCTACCAAAGGGTAAACGATTCAACAAATATATCAAAGGTAAAAAAGATAAAAAGTATGATTCAGAGTTAATAAGTCTACTGACACATCACTTCGAGTGTAGTAAAGTTGAAGTAAAACAACATCTTAAATTAATTGATAAAATAGAATTAACAGAGATATTAGAAAAATATGGAAAAGATAAGAAAACAATAAAGAGGTTATGTAAATGAGTAACATAAAAGAAAACGACTTAACAATGACTGAAATGGACTTGACGGTTACCAAACATCCAATTGTAGAACAAATGGAAAAAGAATGGCCTGAAATGACTGGNGAGTTCAAAAGATTACAAAGAGAACAATATGAATTGTTTTGTAGAAAACAACACGATTATGGTCCAGGTAATATTTCAGTTGGAACGCAATTACAGACACCTGATGAGGTAAAATTATCATTGACTGGATTGTGGTTTAGAATGAATGATAAAATTCAAAGATTAAAAACATTATTAATGGGTAATAAAGAGTCAGCCGTAGATGAACCATTGGAAGATGCATATTTGGATGTATCTAATTATGGTATTATGGCAACAGTAGTTAAAAACGGAAAATGGGGAAAATAAAATGAATCAATTGATACAAGCAGCAACGGATGCTTATCAAGCACAAAGAACAGAAGCATTAGCTCATTTGGATTTATTATTCAATGACGCTACAATGATTGGGGAACACACAGATTTACTAACTGAAGTAAAGAAGTGGACAGAGAGTTTATCAAACGCAGAAGAAAACTTAGAAACATTAGATAGAAACTTTGACATCAATAAATCCAAATAAGATTACCATAAGAGAAATCTCAAAAAAGATAGCTAAACAAATGATTGTAAAAAATCACTACAGTCACAAGTGGACAAGTTGTAGATATGCTTTAGGTATCTTTTATGAAACAGATAACGAACATACATTCTTTGACGAGAAAGATGAGAAGTTAGCTGGTGTGGCTATCTATGGTTATCCTGTAGGTAGGAGTGCTCCTAAATCTATTTCACCTGAGTTAAAGGAAGAAGAGGTATTGGAGTTAACAAGGTTATTTATCTTTGATGACTATGGTAAGAATACAGAAAGTGTAGTTTTATCCAAAACATTTAATTGGTTAAAGGAAAACGCTAGTGATATAAAAGTATTGGTAAGTTATTCAGATCCAGAACAAGGACACTTGGGTATTATTTATCAAGCTACGAATTGGATATATCAAGGTAATAGTATTCGACTAATGCCTAATTATGCTATACGACTTACAGAAGATGGTACTTGGATGCACTCACGAAATGTTACAACAAAGTTTGGGTCTCATAATCTTGAGAAATTAAAAAAGGCTGTTGGACATACATTTTGGAGAAAAGAAGAACCTGAGAAACACAGATACTTATATCTATTATGTAGTAAAAAGGATAAGAAGAAGATAATGAATACATTGATACACGAATCAAAACCATATCCAAAAGATGCTTATCAATTTTATCCAGAGATACAAAAGGTTGAAGTGGAATCAGAAGAAAAAGATAAATTTTATGAATAAAAAGCTTGTTTATTTGCAAGAAAGGTTGTATATTTAAGTATGGGTAGAATTAGTTATAGTCAATTATCAATGTTTAGTGAGTGTCCACAAAGGTGGAAGCTCAACTATATAGATAAGTTACGAGTATCAGAACCAAGTATTCATTTACTATTCGGTACAGCAATGCACGAAGTAATACAAACTTGGTTAGAAGTTATGTATAATGATAGTATTAAGAATGCAAACAAATTAAATCTTGAACAAAGACTACACGACAAGATGATGGAAAGATTTCAAATAGATAAAGAAGCTTATGGTAAAGACCCTTGTACATTGGAACAATTAAGAGAGTTCTTTCAAGATGGTGTGAATATATTAGACTTTGTTAAGAAGAGAAGAGCTGATTATTTCAGTAAAAGAGGTTATAAACTTATAGGTTGTGAAGTACCAATCGATGTAGATTTAAAAAAGAATGTTAAAATGGTTGGTTACTTAGATATAGTTATGTTAGATGAATTTCATAACACTATAAAAATTTATGATATAAAAACATCCACACAAGGCTGGAATAAGTGGATGAAAAAAGATGAAAATAAAACACAACAATTATTATTATACAAACAATTTTATTCAAAACAATACAATCATCCTATAGATAAGATAGAAGTAGAATACTTTATCGTTAAAAGAAAACTATGGGAAAATGCTATGTTCCCACAAAAAAGAGTTCAGAAGTTCTCACCAGCAAGTGGTACTGTGAGTATGAATAAGGTAGCTAAAAGATTAGATACATTCTTGGATTTGGCATTCGATGACAACGGAGAACAAATAACAGAGAACATTATAGCAACACCAAGTAAGAAAGCTTGTAAATGGTGTGAGTTTAAAAAAACAGAACATTGTAGTGTGGGGGTATAATGAAAGTAGCTATAGTTGGTAGTCGTAGATATGAGAATAAAAAGAAGATTAAAGACTTTGTATTCAAACTTAAAGAACAATACGGAACAGATACAATTATAGTTAGTGGTGGATGTAAGACAGGTGCTGATAAATATGCTAAGAAATATGCATTAGAACTTGGATTACAATACGAGGAGTATCCACCATTTCACGAAGTACACAATTTATACTGTACAATGCCATCATCAAGATATGGTAAAGATTTTAATATGAAAAACTTTTTTGCAAGAAACAAGATTATAGTTGGAACATCAGATTTTATTGTAGCATTCATTCCAGAAGGAGTAGAAGCTAAAGGAACTAAAAATGTTTTAGAGTATGCAAAAAAGTTTGATAAAAAAAGAATAATTATTTCATAGTTTTTTTATATATTTATATATTTATATATGTAAATACGATGGAGATTAATTATGAAAAATACAAAACTAACATCTGTAAAAATATTAGAAAGTTTATACGAGAAGTTTAAACTAAATACTGTGAACACAAAAATGACTTTACAAAAACTAACAAACCGTTCAGTAGATAGATTTTTAGAAGATGAAAAATATAGAGAAGAAATAGAAACATACGATAACTTAACAGTTAGTGGCAGTAACTTTTAAATAGGAGAAAATAGGTTATGAAAAAGAAAAAGATTCTACTCTTGTCAGACGACCTGAGAATGCATAGTGGAATAGCTACTCAATCAAAAGAATTTGTGATGGGGACATTAGATAAATATGAATGGGTTCAATTAGGTGGAGCAGTAAAACATCCCGAAGAGGGTAAAATTGTAGATATGAATCGAGCAGCTACAGCTGAATATGGTGTAAAAGATGCATATCTTAAAATATATCCAATAACAGGTTATGGAAATCCTCAAGTATTAAGAGAGGTAATAAGCATAGAAAAACCTGATGCTATTCTACATTTCACAGACCCAAGATTTTGGATTTGGTTGTATAATATGGAGCATGAGTTAAGACAACATATTCCTATTATGTATTACAATATTTGGGATGACATTCCAGACCCATTATATAATACAAACTATTACAGAAGCTCAGATATGTTAATGTCAATATCAAAACAAACTTATGGTATTAATAAAAGAATACTTTCTAAATATGGATATGAAGATTGGCAAACACAATATGTTCCTCACGGAATTACTGATAAAAGAATATTTAAAATAGAAGATAAGGGTGATACTAAGTTTAAAGAATTTGAACAAAAGATGGGATTAGATAAGTATAAATTTAAAATACTCTATTTAAATCGTAACATTAGAAGAAAATGTCCAGGTGATGTCGCTCTTGCTTACAAACATATGATGGACAAACTTACTCCTGAACAAAGAAAAGATTGTGTATTTGTTTGGCACGCAACACCAAGTGATGAAAACGGAACTGATATGAGAGCTGTTTGTAAAACACTTTTACCTGAGTATCCAGTAATATTCACTCACGATAATCATCAAAATGGTGCTTTTTCTGATGAAGAAATGAATTTTATATTTAATTCTTGTGATGTATATATTAATATGGCTTCCAATGAAGGATTTGGATTAGGTAGTTGTGAGATGTTACATACAGGTGGTTGTATTGTAGTAAATGTAACTGGTGGATTACAAGACCAATGTGGATTCAAAAATGAAAAAGGTGA